ATAGTGCTAGTGCGGCAGAAGCATATGCTGACAATTTTGATGATGCATACTTAGGTGCAAAAGCATCTAATCCAAGCGTAGATAATGACGGTGATCCATTAGATGATGGTGCATTGTATTTTGATACAACTAACAATGTAATGAAGGTTTATGATCTTGGTACAACAACTTGGTATCAACTTACTCCAACTGTTGCTAATCAAGCAAACATTAATATTGTTTCTGGAATTTCAAATGAAATTCAAATAGTTGCTGGTGATAGTACAGATATTCAAACAGTTGCATCTGACAGCGCTGACATTCAAGCACTTGCAGATATTGAAGATGGAACAGTTGCAACAAATGCTGTTTCAAATGCAGGAAACAACTCAACTAATATTACAACAGTTGCAGGACAAATTTCACCAACTAACAACATTGCAACAGTTGCATCCGCAAACGCAAATATTGCTAGTGTTGCAGGTCAAATATCACCAACAAATAATATTGCTACAGTAGCAGGTGCAAATGCAAATATTACTACGATTGCAACAGATCTAAATGGATCAAACACAATAGGAACAGTAGCTACTGATTTATCTGGTACAAACAATATAGGTACTGTTGCTGGTTCAATAGTCAACGTAAACCAAGTTGGTTCTAATATTGGAACAGTAAATGAATTTGGTGAAAGATATAGAGTTGGATCTTCTGATCCCACAACAAGTTTAGATGCGGGTGATCTCGCATTTAATACCACAGCAAACGCATTAAAATATTATAATGGTTCAACTTGGGAAGCTATTGTTGCAGGTGGTTTAACTGACATTGTTCAAGATGGTACTCCACAATTAGGTGGTGATTTAGATGTTAATGGTAATAGTATTGTTTCTGTTTCTGGAGGCGATATTGCAATTACACCAGACACTACAGGAAAAGTTGTTATAGATGGTTTAAATTATCCAACAGCAGATGGTGCAAGTGGTCAAGCTATAGTAACAGATGGTTCTGGAAATTTAAGTTTTGGTACTACTTCTTCGCCAGAAATATATGGTTTTATTAAAACCGATAGTAATGGGGATGGAATATTAGATCAATTACAAGTAGTAACAACAAATGGTGGTGTTGACAGTATAAATTCAGCCACTTATGCTAGTTTTACTGATATTGTTTATGGGGCGAGTGGTATGGTATGGAGTATAAATTCAGATGGAGAATTAAGAGTAACAATATAGTATTTACAAATTAATTAAAAAGGAGTAATATAAATTATGGCAACAATAGATCTAGGAAAAATTAAACTTACTTGGAAAGGTACATACAATCCTGCAACTGCTTATGTTGCAGATGACGTAGTAGCTTACACAGACACAGGAGTAATCTCTACTTATATTTGTACAGCACCTTCAACAGGTAATGCACCATCAACAAGTGGTGTAGCACACTCATCTTGGGCTTATATGGTAAAAGGTGTTGCCTTATCTGGTTCAGCACAAGGGGATATTCCATACTTTGATGGTTCAACATATCAACCTTTAGCGGCAGGAACAGCAGGATATTTTTTAAAAACACAAGGAGCAGGAGCAAATCCTGTGTGGGCGGCTCTTAATGAATACAATGATGCACAACTTCAAAACAATATTGCTTTACTTGGATGGAAGTTAGCAACATTAAATTCTTTATCTAAATATAATTTAGACGATCAAATTATAGATGATTTTCTTGATAGTGCAGGAATTGATTTAGCATCATCTACTAATGAAAAAAAACTTGCAGGTGGTTTTCAAGGTTTATCAGGAAATTCAAATTATTTTGGAGATAGTTCAGATGGATCAGCTACTATTGAAGCACTTACAGAATTATCAGTACTAAACAAAGTAGGTGCTTATGATGGCGATATGGTCGTTAAAAATTATTCAAGTTTAACTATTAATAATGGAGCAACTTTAACAACAGATCAACCTTGTAGAGGTTTATTAATTTTTGTTGATGGAAATTGTACAATTAATGGTACTCTTTCTATGAGAGCTAAAGGTGCTTACGCTGATCCAACAATAGCAGGTGGTTCTGATAGTGGAATAGTTAATGGAAGTGGATTACAATTTGGATATTTACATAGTGGTTCTACTGATACTTTAGCATCAATGGATTTAGCAGGATGTGGTAATGCCGCAGTTGCTATTGAAAGTCAGTTTCCTCCTTTATCTTCAAATGGAAAAGTATTTACTGTAGCAAGACAAGGTGCAGGTGGTGGTAGTCCAGTATCAGGAAGTACTACTGGTAATTCAGGTAGTTCTGGAGCAAATCAAACTGGAGGCGGTGGTTCTGGTGGAGTACACGACGCAGGTACTTCTGGAGCAGGTAGTTATGGTTCTTGTTTTGCAGGAGGTTCTGGCGGAGGCGGATCAAGAACAGGATCAGGAACAGCAGGAACTCCTTGGGCAGGCGCTGGTGGAAATGCAGGTGGTACAAATTCAGGAGGTGGTGCAGGAAATCCAAATGGAAATGACTCTGGAGGTTCTGCTGGAGCAGTAGCAGGAGAGCCAGAAGGTACAGGTGGATTAATTTGTTTATTTGTTTCTGGAGATTTAACTATTGGAGCAACAGGTTCTATTGATGCAAGAGGTAGTTATGGAGAAACAGGAGGAGAAGGTGGCGGAGGAAACTCTGGATCAGGTGCTATTCTTATTGGATATGCAGGTACTTTTACAAACTCTGGATCTGTTACTGTAGCTTCAAGAGGTATTAATACTCTTACAAATAATGGTAAAGGTGGAGATGGTGGAGCAGGTACATCAACTGTTTCACAAATAGATTTAGCTCCAGGATCAGCAGATAATATGACATTAATTAGTACTGCTACAACTGCTAATGCTTCTCCTGCTTATGGAGATTTAATCATAGAATATCAAGATGTTTTTGGAACAGCAACTTTGAATACTGATCTTAAAGGTTATGTATCAAGAGATAATGGATCAACTTGGATAGAAGGTACTCTTGTTGCAGAGGGTTCTCCAACAAGCCCTAAAAAATTATGTAGTTTCCATAACTTAGCTTTTACTGGTAGTGCAGGTACATCTATGAAATATAAGATTGAAACATTAAATCAATCTACTGGTGTTAAATCAACAAAGATTACTGCATCTGCTTTAGGTTGGAGTTAATAGTTATTTACTTTATTAATTTTTTTGAGTATATAGTTATATATGTTATCTGATACTTTAGGTAAAAGTGTTCAACTTTATAATAATGCACTAAGCAATAATCAATTATCAGAATGGAAAATATTAAATAGCGATCAATTTTATTGGTCGTATTCTAAAATTATTTCAGAAGAAGATTTAAAAGATAAAACAAAATATAATCATCAATTTGTTCATACAGTCTATAAAGATTATGCTCCTCAAAGTTTTTTCTTTAGTTATTGTTTGCCATTATTAAGAATATTAAAAGTTAGAAGTCTTTATAGAATAAAACTTAATTTAACTTTACCTACTGAAAAACCAGAAGAATTAGGAGATTATCATAATGATTTAACTTGGAATAATAAAATAGATAAAGATTGTAAAGTTGCTATCTATTATCCATTTAAAACAAATGGACTATTACAAATTAAAGAAGATGATAATATTATTGAAGTAGAAAATCAACATAATCAATTAGTTACATTTCCTAATACCTTACCTCATCTTGGTATATCAAATACAGATGGTGTAAATAGATACGCACTTAACATAGTATATTTTTGAAAGGAAAATAAATGGCAAGATATAGCAATAAGTTACAATATGAAATAGTAGGAGATAATTATCCAGTATTAGTTATGGATGATTTTTATAGTAATCAACAAGTTAAAGAAATATGGCACGAATTAGATGGATATAATTTTCAATTAAGAGAATTTTTATGGCAAAAAAATTTAAACGATCCAAATAGAACAAAAGATGAAGATGGTAAATCTTTAGCTACAAACTCTCGTATTTATTTAGATAGATTATACGCACCCAATGTAAGGTATATGTCTTTTATTTTAAGTCACTATGGAAAATTAATGTCTAGGCCTGTGTTAGATGCTTATAAAGAAATGCACCCATCAACAAGAAATGCTGAAAATGTAAATAAAGATTACTCAATGATTTCTTATTATACAGGTGGAGATAAATATGAATTTCATAAAGACAATGCTACCCATAGTGCCTTATGGTGGACTTATAAAGAACCAAAAGCATTTAAAGGTGGCGATCTAGTTTTGAAAGATGGAGATTTTACTATTGAATGTAAGCATAATAGAATGGTTATGTTTCCATCTTATTATCTCCACGCATCTACCCCACTAGAAATGGATTATGCTAATGATGAAGAAAAACTAGGAAAATATACAATATCTCATTTCTTTAATATTAATACTTAATAATTATCCGATAATTAACTATTTATTTATTTTTATAAATAGTTTATATTGCACTAATAAAATAAAAAGAGAAAATTATATGTTTGATAACTGGTTAAAATCTTGGGAAGATTTATTTACTTATGACAACTGGAAAAAAGAAGCTGTCAAATGGAATAAAAAAATTACTAAGTTTTGGGAAGACGCATACAAAGATATTTTTAAGAAATAATATTAAACTAATTTCTTAATCCAATTACCTTTTTCATTAAGCACAAGCGGCAACAATCGTGGTATGCCGTCTATAATAATACCACATCCTAATATAAATCTTGTTTTAAAATTTTTTGCGTAATGAAAAGCTAGTGACTTTTGATTTATAAGGCATCCTACATTCATACCAAAAAATAGATTGTCTGGATTAGCCCACCAAGATATTAAAAACTTAGTATGGTAGTGGCCTTGTACAGCAGACATACCCATTGTTTGTGATACCTTTAATATGTCAGCAGATCTACCGTGAGTAAAGAAACATCTTTGTCCATTAGACATTGTAATAGTTAAATCATCAATCCATTGCCATTTCTTAGTACCTAAAAACTCACCATAATCTTTAAGAAACTCTTTAGACATTCCAAACTTTAATGCTCGTCTATACACTAAACTACTATGATTACTTTCTACCTCAATCATTTTAGGAAAGATGCTTTCTAATTCTCTAATATACTTACGTGCTACTCTTAATTCATCACCAGCAGAATATAAATCTGGATCGTGAGAATGCATAGATATAGCGTGGAAGTCTAATAGATCACCAATGTTTACCACAAAGTCTGGATTGTATTCTTTCTTAATTTCTTTTAAAAAATCAAAAGCGTCTTTATGATGATACGGTATGTGAAGATCACTAATAACTAATATTCTTTTGTGGGTCATAATGAATAGCGGGTGAACCGTCTATATATTCCTCTAGGTTTTTAATTTTATCTTTTAGATCTATGTATTCTACAACACCATTAGTAATATGTACTTCTTTTAATATTGGTGTTTCTTCTTTGTTCTCGTAGTTTACAATAATATCTTCAAGAATAATCACATACAATCTATACAGGAAATCATTATAGATTGCAACTTTTCATTACCTGTGCAAGTGAGTTAGCACGTGAAGGAGTTTGTTTTGCCCAACGACTATCAAGCATTTGTATTGATGCTTCATTGTAATCTTGTTCTTGTAATGCAGACCACATTTTTTTAAATTTAGATACACCACCAACACCAAGTTGGAATACCATCTCAATTAAGACACATTTGGCATTGAATAATAATTCTGCCACATTGTTGTCATTAATTAATTTTTCAGTATGTGCTTTTGCTGTTTGAAAATCTGCCTCAAATTGTGCATCTAATTCAGATTTAGGGTACTCAATATCTTCTTTGTAATGATCTTCTGGAGTAACTAAATGCCCATATCCTATTGTGGCAAAACCTAGACTATCCTTGTAAATGGTATTTCTGTATCCTTCGTGTTCTTTAATACGTTCTTTTAATTCGTTATATTCCATTATGCTTTGTTTTTATTAGCAAAGTTTTGAGCCGCTTCTTTGCTTCCAAAGCCCCATTTTTTTAACGCTAAAGCTAATCTAGTAGGTTTACCATTCTTGTCTTTCATTGGCCCATCCATACCGCCAAAACGAGCCGCAAATGATATACGTCTAGCATTAGTACCAGATGATAAAGGCGCTTTTAAATTAGATCCTTCTGTACGTTTGAAGTAATCTCTACCTGCTTGGTTTAATCCGCCTTCTTCGTTTTGGTATTTCTTAGCTACCATTGTTACATTCCAAATTTAGGAAACCCAGCTTTTGCTTTAGCATATTGTTTAGGGTCAACTGTTGATTTAGATTTAGGATTTGATGTGCCTTTTTTTTTGGCTCTATTCATATAATAATACAAACCTTTTTTTGCTACTTTACCAGACTTTGTTTTATGATAACCTTCTTTCATATTATTTCCTTTTGATTAGATCTGTTGCTTTAAGACCGTACACACTCGCAATTACTCCCACGAAAATTGTCTGATACCAAAATGGAAGATCAGAAAAATACTCAAAAAATAATTTCATCTTTTCCATATGCGCTGGATTATCTGACCATACCGCAAATCCTAACATTACGATAGGGATACTTAACAGTATTAATATGAATTCGTCTTTCCAATCAGACTTTTGATTTTCAAGAATAGCACCTTGATACTCAATTTCACCTTTAGCCATACGTAACGCAGTTTGTAATTTTGCATCCGAGATAGCTTTTTTCGTTCTTTGATTGTTAGCATATACATCCGCCCCTGTTTTGAAAGCCATTGTTAATAGATTTAGCCACACTTTAATTACCCCAAAATCTAAAATCCTTAAAAATTGTAAAGAACATAGCCACTAATGCACCAATTACAAATACAGCTTTAATACCACCTGTACCCATAGCCATTTGTTTTTTTAATTCTTCTATGTCTTTAGAATTTTTATTGACTATCTGTTTAATTTCATCAAGTTTATAAGCAATAACATTATGAGATATGTTAGCAGTTTGAGTTCTTTTGATGGATCTTCTTTTAGGCATCATTAACCTCTTTGCAATAAAAACTCACAACAGTTCTAAATCTGTCTAAATCTTTTTCTTTATAATCATTCATAATTTTATAGCTTTCTTGATAACCACTTATAGCACATTCTTTATATGAATTGTAGTGTAAATTGTTAGTTATTGGCGGCGAACATACGTTAATTACGGTGTGGCATATCTGTAAAACAAGCATAAATTTAATCATATTTTATCCTGTATTTGTAATACTCTATGTGAACCTGTTTGCGCCACGCCCACAAACTCATAGTACGAGCATACTTCCCAATCTTCTGATAAACCTTTACCAAGATTTGATCTGATAATGACTTCTTCTGCGTATTGTTCATTATACCCATCCTCCTGTAAAGTACCTTCGTTTATCATTTGATAAAATTTTTTAATGTTAATTTTTCCATAACCTATATTTTAACAGATTAGGAAGTTAATAGGAATAAATTAATTAATTGAGTTTTGTTAAGAGAGATTTAATTTTTTCTAAATAAACAATGGCATCCCAAAGTTCTTCTTGTGTGTCATCAATCCATTTGTGTAATGGTTTTGTAGCTTGAACCATTGTTACTCTATAGTTTGTCATTCCCTCATCAGACCGTTTAGAAAATTTTTGTAAAAGTTCCTGTATCATAGGATCTTTAGTCATAATAAACGGTCTGATTATTTTAGGTTTATCTGCCATTAGAAAGTTACATTCATAAAGTGACTACAGAATTCATTAACACGACAATAGTGTTGGCATCTAACATCTTCACCTTTTCTAAATACAATGCTACATCCTTTACCTTCAATCATCTTTTGACTAAGAAGGAATTGTACAGCTTCTTCTCTTGTAGCAAACACACGCCAAGCAGTTTTTCTATTATCTTTCATAACTGCATAGCTGTCTTCTTTACGCCATCTTTCTTTAGCTGTACACATAGGCAATTCTTTAGATTGTTCTGCGTCTTGATGTAATTTGATACGTGCCTTAACGTAGATCTCTTGTTGTTCTTCTGACCAACGACGTACAGGTATCATTACAACTTGTTTACGTGGGTAATTATCTGATTGCATAACTTTTAGTTTAGACCAATCACGCAAGATTGCCATAATAGATAATGATTTAACTTTGATTTCTTTTTTATATCTAGTCAAATCTTTTTGGTTCTTACGACATAAGAAGTCCAATACATTTAATTGGTTTTCCCATTCATCTTTACCGTTAGTTAAAGCATCAAGCGCCGCCCAAGCAGATGTAACTTTAAAATCAATTAAATTACCATCACGAGTTAGA